CAACAGAGCACACAACTTTTTCTACATTTGACCTCAAGTTCTTATGGGCAAAATCAAAACCCTGATCTTTTGACCAGAACTCTGACTCTTTTATCCAAATATGTTTGTCTGAGGCTACAACACGATCTGCATTTCTTTTTTCGCACTCAAAAGAATAATATCCATCCCAACAGCCAATGTCCAAAACTGTATTACCCGATAAATCTTTGGGAATAAAAATATCGTCTAGAGAATTTTGAACTGCATAATTTGAGCCAGGAGTTTGATAGCCATCAATATCAATACGATGATACCATTTGATTGAATTCATTTCTTGTATATCCACAGAGCCCCCTCTCGGACTTGAACCGAGGACCGCTTCATTACAAGTGAAGTGCTCTACCACTGAGCTAAAGGGGCGTTTATTATTTTTTCTTAATTGTTTTTTTCACTGGCTTCTTTGCAACTTTTTTTATAACTCTATTCTTTGGCATATCAGGTAGAGGCATCCACTTACCCATTGATTCAGCAAGAGCGTCAATAATTCTCTCACACTCATAATCAATTAAAGATGCTACCATCTTATGTATAGCTTTGCCTTTTTGATCATCTGAATCTGGCTTCAACATTTCGCTGACAGCTTCTTCAATTATTGCCATATGACAATGTAGTAACTCATGAACAATTGTTGCACGAACATCTTCTGGTTTATCTTTCCTAAAATCTTTATGCAAATACATTTTTGCAAGATGTTGACCATGAACAACCTCTGTTTCCCCAAGCGCATCGGGGCTGCATGGTTTTGCTTGCACAAGAATTGTCCAATGAGACAGCCCCATCATATTCTTTAGTTTGTTTACATAACGAACAACCCAGGCATCTATCTCTTCAACTCTTGCAGGCTGTCTTGCCATTTTATACACCACAGTTATCTTCTACTGCTTTCTTTTCATTTTCGTCAGCAAAAAGGCGCACTGCATAAACACATGGGTCTCCGCCCTCATCCCACTCAACATCTTCGTCACGAGTACTTGGTAATCCATCATGTGTTGAACAAACTGGTCTAGAAATCCAACCGTTGTTTATTCCAAGAAGAAGCCAGTCTTCAAAGCTTCTTTCAACCGCCCAGGGGTTGTAGTTTTTCTCTGGGTCATAAAAATTATCTGTCATTTCTTCTCCATATAAAAGCGTTTCTTAAATAAACAATTCCGTATGCAAATGATCCTAATATAAAACCATATTGCTTTGTGATTACTGCGTAGTATGTCCAAAAACATTCTACGCAGATCATCCACAAAAAAGCTTCCCATTTTTTCTTACCGATAAAGAACATCCCAACAATGCCCATTGATGCTAATAACCATGACCATTGTTGGTTGCTCATATATCCCGATTAAGCGTTAGCTCTTTCCTTTTCTGGATTTACAATTTCAAAATGACCACGCTTTACCTTCTTAAAGTAAGAACGATTTGCGTTGTAAAAATTGTAAAATGTTGGAAGTGAAATTTGTGTGTCAGTAGCTACTTGTACTGGGGTAACAACTTTGCCAACATTTACTTTTAAAAAATTAACGATGTTGTCTTGCTTTGATTTTCTACCAGTCATTTCTTTTACCATCCTTTGTTTGAAGTTAAATATTTCTGAATAATGATTATATTCCTCAATAGAAATTCCGTAATACTTGCATGTCTTTTGTACATTCCATTGTCTGTAGTGACCATAGATAACACATGAGGCTACTCTGTGGTCATTTACTGGGATCTTGGAAATCAATTGATCATATATCCTAGAGAACTCGGCTGTACTAGTAAAGCTGGTTTCTTCTTCGTTGACAATTTCTTCTGACATTTTGCATCCTTTCTATTGAAGAATGAAATCTTACCATTTATAAAAATGGAAATCAAGTCGTTTTTATAAAAAAAAATAACGGGCGCTTCCTGCACCTGCAGCAACCTTTCGGAATACTACAGTCAAGAAACGCCCGTTAAAATTTATTTTTTCTTTAAATGCCAATCAATGTGATTGTCTAGCTTTTCTTCTACCTTAGCAACATCTTGATGAAGATCTTGAAGCAAAGAAGCGACTACGCCATGATCGTTTTTGTTTTCCACCCTGCTCTTTTGCACCAGAGCCGCCAGGATTCCTCCTACAGCAGCAATTAGCGCAACAGTGATCGTTTCCAACTCTAGCCATTACTCTGCGAGCAAGAAGCTTGCAATGTCTTCTACTGGCATGTCAAACTTCCCAAACTGTTCTTCGTGTTGCGAAAGCATTTCTACAAGATCGCCCTTCTTAACAGTTTTTGGGTCAAGAGGAACTTCCTTTGTTGGTGATGTCTTTCCAGCACCAGAAGTTGGTGTGGATGCTGAGCCAGCAGCTGGGATACCAGAACTCTTCTTTTCTGGATCAAGAGGAACTTCTTGAATCATTCCCTTGATAATATCAACCTGCGAGCTGTGCCATGCAGCAGCTTTAACATGATCCTGCATTTGCTCAGCAGCAGTCTTTGCTGCTGATTCATGCCAAGATTTCATTGCGGTATGGTCAGAGACCATTTTCTTCATATTGTCTTTCATATATTCTCCTTGTATTTAAGATATACTTAATAGCATATCATAGTAAATTTTCTATAACCTCATCAACGAGGCTAGACCCAATACTCTTACTCGTCTCATATTCCATCTCATCATCTTCTTCTTCTGGCTTAACAACACCATCTGGAATGATGGCAAATCTACACATTCCCTCATCCTCAACTTTTTGAGCAATGATTTCACAAACCCCATCGCCTTCGTAGAGAACGCAGTTAGAGCATTTGACACCAATATCTTTGACTTTATTTTCTGCGGCGCTTTCATAACCAGCCCAGATACCAGTTTTGTCTTCATTAAACTTTCCATAATTACGAGCAATAGTTACAAGAGCATCAGCAAGAGCCGCCTCTTCTTCCGCCAGATCTTCTGCAACTTTATAAATATCAAAATTTGTTGACATAATCTAATATTTTACCATATTATTGGTAATAAGAATATAGATCTTCCTGAGTCCAGCGCTGTACTGGCATTTGAACATCTTTAAAGTAATAGAAGGCATCTTCTGATGTATAATATATCCGAGCATAGGCTTGCCTTGCGCCTTCATTATAAGCTGGGCAGTCTGGATTTTTGTCCAGATACAAGGCTTTGTATTGATAGATATCTTCTTGCCAATGTATTGCATTAACTGGCACAAGCAACCAATTGCAATACGGGCATAATTTATCTGGATAGGGAAAATCTTTCTTTAAACCACCAAGCAGCATTAAAACTCACCATCCTCATCTTTAATATCTTTGTCTTGTCTATCAAAAGACTGTTGCAGTAAAAAAGCAATTATGTGATCAATACTTTTATGCGCTATCTCTACGCCATCCATCAAACAGTTCAATTCATCCAAAGACATTGGATAATCTTCTTCTGGACTTTGAATAAAAAATGCGGGGACAAAACTATTCTCAAATGGAACTGCCTTGATTATTACGGACAAGCTTTCAATATCCTCAAGATTCTCTTCACCGTTGTAAGGTATAATTCTCATCGCAGTCAATCCCATTTTCAGTAACAATTGTAATATTTTTGTAAGACAATAGCATACTTTTCAAAAGCTTACGAAGCAAACTGTTTTCTTCATTCTTTTCTTTTCCAAAAAACAATATAATTTCGTAATCATTTATTTTTTCTGTAAAAAACATTTTGTAATGTTTATCTTTAATAATGTTAACTTTTTTATTTAAGTGCATTTTCACCCACAGCTGAACAAATCTAGAAGTAGTAGCTGGGCATATATAAATATAAATCTGGGAGTCAGATAAGTGTGGAATTACTTGTGTAATGTAAGGATACGGAAAGCCAGTATCACTTAATATTAAGACTTTTTTTTGTTTTAAAAAGGAAAAATCAATTTCACTTATTTGAAACATTGTTATTTGTGTTCCTGTACTTATGAAGTACAACAAACATGCTTGATACTAATGAAAACAGCAATGCTGAACCCCAACCAATATCATGGTTGAAACCCCAGTCAATAGCTAACTTAATGCACAAAGCATTAAAAATCATGTACAAAGTGTAAAGGAAAAAACCAGCGATTATCATGCTTACATCTTCTCACACTTTTCAGAAAAAATCTCGCATTTCAGAAATTTTTTAGAACATCTTGATTTTCTCAGATTCTGTTGGTATGCTTCGCATGCCTAGCATGCCAGTAGTCTTATATACATATTAAACTTATATATACTAAGTACACTGGTATACAGAGTATACAGATCGGAATAATCTAATGAATGATATACTTACAAAATGAGAATCATTGGCATTGTGGAGTCTGACGATTACAGCGGTGCTGCGATTATTGATTCCGACTACATTTCGGTAGTTCAAATGAACGGCTATTGGATGGCAGCCTCAAAGTGCATGTTTAGTCACATGCCAGTTACTTGTGAAATTTCTAAAGAACAAGCTGATAAGTTTATAGAAAATGGTGTAAAATATTTAAACTTTGATGCAGATACAACTACCAAAAAAGAGAAAAGAAAAAACAAGTAATTTTTATGAAAAAAATTAGCTGGTTCAGTCCTGGCAGTGTTGATGTTAGTGGAGCTTCCTGGTACAGCCAGGGGTATAGTAACGCCGCAGTAAGTACAATCAACGCTTTGATGGAGAAAGATGTAGCTGTATTCTACAACAGGAATGAAATCCCATTTCACATTAACTTCTGCCAGCCTCATTACTATCAGCTTCAAAATCAATACAAGATTGGTTATACTCCTTGGGAGTCAACAAAGGTTCCAGTTGGCTGGAAACACAATATGAAACAAATGGATGAGATATGGGCTACATCAAATTTTGTAAAAGATGTTTATATTAAAAACAATATCCATACTAATATATTTGTAATACCACATGGCATTTCAAGTGAATTTGAAATAATTGATAGAGAGCTTACTGGTAAATTTAATTTTCTTCATGTTGGCGGTGATTCAAAGAGGAAGAATGCACAAATGGTAGTTGATGCATTTCTTGATTTGTATGATGGTAATGAAGATTTTCAACTAGTTTTAAAATATAATAAATTTTGTTTTGCTGAGTGTTATATCAATGGTGAACTAGTTCCAGCTCACAACCACCCTCAAATATTTGGTATTCCAGAAAATCTATCTACAGAAGATTTAGTTAAGCTTTATCACAAATGTCACTGTCTTGTCTATCCAACAAGTGGTGAAGGTTTTGGGATGATACCATTTGAAGCAATTTGCACAGGTATGCCAACAATTGTTACAGATGCAACTGGATGTAGTGATTTTGCAAAGTATTCAATACCTTTGTCTTGCACTATGAAAGATGCTGATTGGAACAGTCATCAGTACGGAGAAGATACAGGGTTGTGGGCTTATCCAGATATGGAACAGTTGATGGATCTTATGACACATGTTGTTTCCGAGTATGATGAGTTTAAGAAATATACAATTCAATCTGCTCGTATACTGCATAACGAACACTCTTGGTCAAGCGTTGCTGATAAAATTCTTGAAAGAATAGTTTTTTACGAAAACAATTTTCTTTAGACCTAGGTATTTTTGGTTGCACCGAGCCTCTTGGCAGGATAAGATGGTTGTTCTTACTTTTGGAGGTATGCCATGTCAATTTTTACAACAGATTTTATTAATAGTTACAATTCAAGAACCGCACCTTGGGGTTTCGGTGGTCTTGGAGAAGTAGTTTATTTAAGAACATATAGTCGTAAAATTGAAGGAACTGACAGAAGTGAGACCTGGGTTGAAACAATCAAGAGAATTATTGATGGCGCTATTGAAATTGGAGTTCCATTTACACAATCTGAAGCGGAAGCTTTGTTTGATCACATGTTTAACCTTAGGTGCTCAGTTTCTGGCAGAGCCCTCTGGCAACTTGGCACGCCTCTTGTAAAGAAGTTCTCAGGAACTTCTCTTAATAATTGTTTTTTTACAAACATTGAGAAGATTGAAGATTTTGAACTTCTATTTGATTACTTGATGCTTGGCGGTGGAGTTGGTTTTTCTGTTGAGCGTTCAAAGATTCATGATTTGCCAAAAGTTAAGAAAGTAGATTACATCACAGCCGAAAAAACAAATGACGCTGATTTCATCATTCCAGACTCAAGACAGGGTTGGAGGGAATTGCTCCATAAAGTTCTTGAGTCCTACTTTGTAACTGGTAAATCTTTTACATACTCAACTTTGTTGATTCGTGAGTTTGGAACACCACTCAAGACATTTGGTGGAACAGCCTCTGGCTCTGGTGCGCTTGTAGATGGCATTGTAGATATTTCAAAAGTTTTAGATCAGAGAGTTGGAAAGAAGCTTCGTTCAATTGATGTTCTTGATATTTGCAACATCATTGGAAGAATTGTTGTCTCTGGTTCATCACGCAGATCGGCGCAGATTGCAATTGGAGACCCTGATGACATGTTGTTTATTAGAGCAAAGAATTGGGGTAGCGGCAATGTTCCTGCATGGAGAGCAAACTCAAACAACTCTATCTATGCCGACTCGTATGATGAAATTGTTGCAGAGTTCTGGAAAGGTTATGACGGAACTGGCGAGCCATACGGTTTGTTGAATAGAAAGCTTGCAAGAACACACGGAAGATTAGGCGAGAAGATGCCAGACCCAACTATTGAGGGTTTCAACCCATGTGCAGAAATTGCACTTGCAGATGGTGAATCATGCAACCTTGCAACAATCTTTTTGCCAAATGTGGAGTCTTTGAAGCAATTTATGGAAATCTCAAGACTTCTATACATGGTGCAAAAACAAATCACAAGGCTTTCGTACCCATATGAAAAAACAAACACTGTTGTTCATAAGAACGCAAGACTTGGACAGTCTGTAACTGGAATTTTGCAGTGCACAGAGGTTCAAGTTGGATGGCTGAAAACGGCTTATGAATACTTGCGGGCGCTAGATAAGGATTATTCTCGTGAACAAGGTTTTCCTGAGTCTGTTCGCTTGACTACTGTCCAACCATCTGGAACACTGTCCCTGCTTCCAGGCGTTACTCCTGGAATTCACCCAGCCTTTGCTCAGTACTACATTCGCAGGGTTCGGTTTAGTTCGGTTGACCCGCTTGTTGACGCATGCAGGAAGCGTGGTTATAAAGTTACTTGGGATATGGGGCTTGATGGCAGAGAAGATCACAGCCGATATGTTGTTGAGTTCCCATGCAAATCACCAGAGGGTGCAGTGTTAGCAGCAAATATGACTGCTATTGAGCAACTTGAATGGGTTAAGAAGATGCAGGCTGAGTGGGCGGATAATGCGGTCTCAGTGACAGTTTATTACCGCAAAGAGGAGCTCCCAGTGATTCAAGAATGGTTGGCAAAGAATTATGATAAGAGTGTTAAGTCTGTATCATTCCTTTTGCATGTAGACCATAACTTCCCTTTGCCCCCTTACGAAGAGATTACAAAGGAAGAGTATGAGAAAACATTGTCAAAACTCAACCTTTCTGTACCGCTACAACAGATGTCAAGCGATTTATCAATTGATCTGGATGACTGCGCTACGGGTGCATGCCCTATTCGTTGATATCTGAACACTTGTGTATCATTTTTTAATAAAAGTGGTGTATAATTTACCGTATGTCGTCAAATATGATTAAAAGCAAAAACATCTGGGTTCCAGAAAGACCTCACGGTGTGTGTGTATACTTTACTTCAAAAGATGAAGCTCTTTCTGATGGGGATGGAGGCGTACTATGCGCCGAAGGTCTTATGTATGACCTAGATGTTGAAAGAAGGGTTTTGGAAGCTGGTCGCTACTGGAGTGGTGATGCTGATGGTTTAGTTAAGTGGGTTGCTGGTGCAAGAAAAATCTCAGCATCAGAAAAGGATGATCAGGTTGAAAGGTTGAATGATGGTTTGATAGCTGATCCATTTGAAGATATGTATGACGATCATTTCTCAAACAGGAGCGCTAATGGAAAGTAAAACAGAGTTGGTTGAAGAAACAATTATTCTTGATCAAGAAATTGATGATATTTCATACATGGGGTTCACAAGTAAAGTTGAAACATTTGATCCGTTTGATTTAGTAAAAATTGACAGCCTTTCTCCAAAAATGAAGCGCAAAGCTGTGCGTCTTCAAAAGAAGCATGAAGGAGAAGACGGTACCAAGTCAAAATATGTTGATCCAGAAGTTGTAAGTGGATATTCACTTTACGACATTGTAAATCCTCCTTACGATCTAGACACGCTGGCTGGCTTGTATGATCAAAGCGCAATTCATTATGCAGCTATTAATGCAAGAGTTATGAACACAGTTGGTCTTGGTTACGAGTTTCAAGAGACACTAAAGGCTAAAAGAAGAATTGAAAAAGCGCAAGCTGGTGAAGAAAAACTTACAAGACTTCGCCAGCAGTATCAGGATTTAAAAGAAGATCTTGATGAAACATTTGAAAGTTTAAATATTGAAGAAACATTGATTGAAACAATGGTTCGTGTTTGGCAAGATGTTTTGACTGTAGGAAATGGATATCTTGAGATTGGTAGAAACAATGCTGGTAAGATTGGTTACATTGGGCATGTCCCTGCAACGCTAGTCCGTGTGCGCAGAAAGCGTGACGGTTATGTTCAAATTGCAAAAACAAATAAAATTCAAGCAGTATTTTTCAGACAGTTTCAAGATAAAGAAACTCCAGACCCAATTAATAACGATCCAAAGCCTAATGAGCTAATTCACTTTAAAATTTATTCACCAAACAATACATACTACGGAATCCCCTCCGCAGTCTCCGCCGCAACAGCGATCATTGGTGATAAGTTTGCAAAAGAATACAACATTGATTATTTTGAAAACAAAGCAATCCCCCGTTATGCAATCATTCTTAAGGGTGCAAAGCTTAGTAATAAATCAAAACAAGAACTGATTAACTATTTTAGAAATGAAGTTAAAGGTCGTAATCATGGGACATTAGTTATCCCGCTGCCAGCAAGTCTTGGTTCAGACACTGATATTAAGTTTGAAAAACTTGAGGCTGGAGTCCAGGATGCATCATTTGATAAATATCGCAAATCAAACAGAGATGAGATTCTTGTAGCAAACAGAGTTCCTGCCCCGAAAGTTGGAGTTTATGACAATGCAAACTTGGCTGTGTCAAGAGATGCTGACAAGAGTTTCAAGATGCAAGTGATTGGACCAGACCAAGCAATTATTGAAAAGAAATTGAATAGGATTGTCGGTGAGTTTACTGATCTAATGCAGATTCATCTTAAGAAGATTGACTTGGTTGACGAAGACATCCAGTCAAGAATTAACGATAGATATCTTAGGACAGAAGTTATTACGCCAAACGAAGTCAGAACCCAAATTGGTCTTCCAGAAAGATATGATGGCGATGAAGTTCTTCCATTCCCAACAAATGTTAAGAAAGAGCAAAACAATGCAGCCAGTAATGGCGCTGGTGCTCCTTTTGGAAATGACAACAATTCTGCATCTGAGCCGCCTAAATCACCAACTGGTGATGCAGCAACTAGCGACCCAAGAGCAGATGGAGCCCAAGCTGAGCGTGGTCAAAATCAAGATTCTGGAGTGAACAATGATTCAACCAGTAAGTTTAATCAAGGAGAATACAATGAGTGAAAGTAGTTTGGTATATTCAAACAAGAATTTAGTGACAGCAGATGGAGTTGTAAATATTGGACAACATACAAGTGAGCTGTATGTTTACAACAAGGGAGCTACTGATGTTGACATTAAGCTTAATGGGCAATATACAGTTTTGCTTCCAGCAGAGTCTACGGACTACATAGAAATTGATGGTGATTATACAACCATTCAGGTAATCACCGCTTCTTCTGCTGTAGCAGTTTTTGCAGTAGGCTGATCAGAAGGATTAGGATAATTTGCAATAATTGTCAATATGATATATGCTTGTAAATTACGAGGGTTAAATGTCGGATTTTAATATTTCATTCCCAATTGATATGATTAAGCGGGAACAACGGATTGTAGTCGGCATTGCCACTGCAGACAATATTGACAAGGCTGGTGATATTGTTGACTTTGAGGCATCCAAGGAGGCTTTTGCAAACTGGGGTGGCAACATTAGAGAAATGCACGCCCCTATTGCAGTAGGCAAGGCTGTCAAGTATGAGCCAGTTGTTATTACTGGAGCTGATGGGACACCCTATAATGCTGTAAAAGTAGAAGCTTATATTTCAAAAGGTGCTGAAGACACCTGGCAAAAAGTTCTTGACGGGACTCTCCGTTCATTTTCAATTGGCGGCAAAGTAATTGAAAAATCAGAATCAGCTGACAAGATGTTTCGTGGTAAGCCAGTCAATATTATTAAAAAGTATGTTCTTGGCGAGCTTAGTCTTGTAGATAACCCAGCCAACGCTTTGGCTATTATTGACATTATTAAAGTAAATGATGAAGGCTTGCTCAAGTACGCTCTTGATTGCGACCTTGATTGCCAATTGGCGAAAGCAAAGCAACCTATTAAAGATCCAAAAGGTGGTCTTACTGCTGCTGGGAGAAGACACTTTAAAGAAACAGAAGGTGCAAACTTAAAGCCAGGTGTTCGTGGTGCCGCAGATACCCCAGAAAAAATGCGCCGCAAAGGATCATTCCTTACAAGATTTTTTACAAACCCATCTGGACCAATGAAGAAGCCAAATGGTGAACCTACACGGCTTGCGCTTTCAGCAGCGGCGTGGGGTGAGCCTGTTCCTCAGGACAGATCGGATGCAGCAAGGCTTGCTGCGAAAGGTCGTAGGTTACTTGAGCGCTATGCGAACTCAAAGAAAAAAGGTTTCTTAGAAAATGATTTTGACGAAGATTTGTTGGATGTCGTTTTGGAACTAATGAAGGATCAAGGCTGTGACTGTGGTTGCAATTCTTGTGAGGATGTTGAGAAAGATGCGTCTGTAACAACAGAAAATGCAGAGTCTAAGTATCCAGCAAGAAATGGTATCACATCACCGACTGTTCCTCCTTTTCCATCTGGCTCCCCAAAGTTTAAGCCAAAAAAGAAAATTAAGAAAGAAGGCAGTCCCTGTTGGGAAGGTTATCACCAAGAAGGTGAAAAGAAGGGTGCGAATGGAAACATGGTTCCAAATTGTGTTCCAAATAGCCCTGCTCAAAAGACAACAAAAAGCGAAATGTCCTTACAAGACGGTGAGCTTTTTGATACAATTAAGGAGATGATTGAGAAAATGGATTCTATTATTCAGCAAGACTCTGAATTGCAATTAAATGATACTTATGATAAGATCTCTGACATGAATGAACAAGAAATTAATAAGCTTAGTCTATTGAAAAAGTTTATTGGATGGCTTGTTCCAGATGTCGCAGAAGAAACAACTTCAACTTCCGTTGAAGTAAGTGGAGACACACAGGAGGAAGAAATGGACATTAATGTTCTTAAAGATGCTCTGAGTGCTGTTGTTGATGAAAAACTGGCTAGTTTTGCTACTTCAATCAAGGAAGAAGTTGAAGCCTCTGTTCAGGAAAAAATTGAAGCAGTTGCTAAGGGTTTTGAAGTTCAGAGTACTGAGCTTCAACAAAAGCTGGAAACAGCAGAGTTGGCTCTCGCTGAGCAAACAGAAAAGGTTGAGGCATTTGCCGCAGCTGGTGCTGTAAAAAAGAGCGTGGATCCAGAAGATGATGAAGAAGTAGCAGAAGAGGCAATTGCCAAGTCTGCACCTACTTCATTCTGGAGAAATACATATTTGCCACAGGAGTTAATTAACTCCCTAGGTTATAGGTCATAAGGTAAGGAGGAAAAACTACTATGGCAACACAAGAAGAAATTTTGGCAAAAGCCAATGAGGTAACTACTGCGGTAGTTTCAAACAGCAGCCCAGTCAGCGGTGGTGGTGGACTTCTCTACCCAGAGCAAGCAAATCGCTTCCTTGACTTTGTTGTTGATCAGTCAGTATTGATGAAGAACGCACGAGTAATTCGTATGCGTACTCCACAGATGGACATTGATAAGGTGTCTGTCGGCACTCGTTTGCTTGCAAAGGCAACCGAAGCAACAGATGATGGCGCAAACGCAGCTGTCACATTCAGCAAGGTATCGCTTTCAACTGTAAAGCTTCGTCTTGACTGGAATATTTCAACAGAATCGTTGGAAGACAACATTGAGGGCGCT